TTTTGAACGAAGCGGAGTTTTTCTTGTCATACTATCTATGATCACTTGGAACGATTACAACGACACAAAGCCCGACACAGAGGGAATCTACCTCATCAAAAACGACGAGTCAAACCCTCCCTTGAAGTGGGCCTGCCACTACCACCCCCACCATGGATGGAGCGGGATTGGACATATCCTTGAACGTGTGATTAAGTATTGGAGTCCATGGCCCGATTCAAAGTAGTATTGACCGTAATCAATGAAGACTCCGTCTCCCCATTCGTGGTTGGCCCACGCTTCCGTCGAGGAACCTCCATGCCAATGGAAACGCTGTTCGCTGAACGTGGCGGTTACTTCTTTGACCCAGAATCTGAAGTCGAGATGGCCAGAACATGCGCTGAACAGTTTACCAAATACATCAAAGATGCAGACCAAAAGAAAAAGAAAAAATGACTAAAGAAAAAACATTCATCGTGTCCCACGGAGAGAAAGTTGTCGAACTCCATGCCTTCGGGCTTTCCCACGAGGAAGCAACCCTTCAGGCCGACAAGCTCGCGAAGTCTGGAAAACGCAACGTCCGCATCCGCTTGGAAGATCCCATCCACCCTAGCTGGCCGTTTAACTTCGACGCAGTATGAGCGATACACCTGAAACAAACTCAGAGTTAAGCGGAATAAAAGCAGTGGTGAAAAATGAGTTCACTGTTGATATGCTCGCTGAATTTGCCCGAAGACTGGAGCGCGAGCGGGACGAAGCCCGCGACCAATGTTCCAAGCTCCGTAAGAACCAATTAGCCATCACACGGGCCTATGATGATGTTTGCGAAAGGCTTGATAAGGCCGTAGATGGCCTTAAAGAAATTTCTAAAATGGACACATCACAAGATGCCAGACCCCAACAATGTGGGGCCGTTTTAATCGCCATGAACACTTTGGAGGGAATCGAATGAACATCGTATTCGCCTACCACAACGGGGACGCCGATCTGGCCATGGAATCGGCCAAGGCTATTACAGCCATGGGGATCAACATGCGCCACAAGGCAACGGTGTGTACCAAAAACGATACATCTGGTGTTTCCGATATTATCCATGAACTTAAGAAAAGCTTTCCCGAAGTTGACCACCTGACCGCCCAAGACGGATTTGATGGATGGCCGCTTGGTCCCAACCAAATGTTTGCCGATGTGGCTGCTGCGATGTATTCGACCAAGGCTCCATTCTACTTCTGGGAGCCAGACTGTGTTCCTATGAAAGAGGGGTGGGTTGATGACCTCGACGCCGAATACCACAAAAATGTGGGCATCCTTGGCCACCTATATGAAGGGGGTATGGCAACCAATGGTAAGAACATCTACAAGATGATTGTGGGCAGCGCGGTATACCCGCCCAACTTTTTGGAATTCTGTCCTTCCGCACAATCGCTATCAACTTACAACTTGGCCTACAAGAATGCGGGGTCGATCCCCGAACCATGGGACGTTCGTTGCCGCTGGAACTTTATGGCTATTGGCCGCGACACCCCGCTAATCCGAACTTACTGGAAGAGCGTCAACTACCAGTGGAAAGACGAAAAGATTGTCTTCTTTGCTGAAGACCCCGAAGCCCAAGCGGTCCAAGGGGTCACTTGCCCAGATAGAGTGATCTCCAGCCAAGCCGTGGTCATCCACGGGTGTAAGGACGGGTCGCTCCACAAGATGGCGCAAGAGGGATTTCCAATGCCGTCAGATTCGACGGGTTTAAATATCCCATCGAATTCGATGGGTTTAGAAGTCACAGATAGCGACTTAGCGCCCTATCCGATCCAAGTCCTATGCGAGGCTGTAGGACTGACTACAAGAGATAAAAGGTTGCGGGCGGTCAAGCAAGCCCCGCTCAAAAAAGCGAAAAAAAAGCGGGTTATCTCTGAAGAAGAGCGCGAACGCCGCAGGCAATCGATGCTGGCGATTTTGCAAAGAAAGCGTGAACGAAAAGCCCAAGAGGCTGTCTAACGCTTACTATGCACGAAGTCATCCACGAACCATCGGCTGAAACCGCACTCCTGTCCTGCCTCTGCCACGCGCCGTCAGAGGACCAGCGCGAGATCCTTCTCTCCATTAAGGAGGACCACTTCTACCTACAGGAGAACAAGATCATCTTTCGGGCGATCATGCGCTGCATCGCCAAGGGCATGCAGGCTGACATCATTAATGTTAAGGGGGAGATCGAAGCCGCCAACGAATACGACATCATTGGGGGTGAACAAAAGATTACAGAAGTAGCAACTTCCTGTGTAGCCCACAACAACTGGAAACGCTACTACCCCAAGCTGGAGGAAGCCCGCTACCGCAGATCATTGGAGTACTTGGCCAATGACATGGTTCACAAAGCCCGTGATCGCGAACTCAAGATCGAAGAACTCAAGAATTGGTCAGAGACCACCGTTATGCGGGCCGACTACGAGATGGATGACGGGAGCAAGCTGTCCATCACCAACGCCTTGGATCGCGCTGCACAGAACATCGAATCCACCATTGCTGGCAAACCCTGCATCGGCATTCGCACAGGTATTACTCCCTTGGATGATCTGCTCATGTTCGGCCTTCGTGGCGGAGATATGGTTGTCTTGGCGGCAAGACCAGCGGTTGGGAAGACGGCAAGCGCCCTCCAGATCGCGGAGAATGTGGCCCTCAACCAGAAGAAACGTGTGCTTATCTTCTCCTTGGAGATGACCAGCGTTGCCCTCATGGAGCGCATGATTCGCTCGCGGGCGCGTGTGGGTGCGGCTGACATCCTTTCTGGTCGGGTAACCCCGCATCAGAAACAATCTCTTGGAAGGGCGGTTCAAGAAATCCAAGGCTCGGAAATTATCTGCGACGATAGCTCGGCCAAGTCCATCGGCTATCTCAAGGCGGTAGCCCGCCGCGCTCATCAAAGGACTCCCCTAGACCTCGTCATCATTGACTACCTCCAGTTGGTCAAGGGAGACAGCAAGCGCGGAAAAGACAACCGTGTGTGCGAGGTGGAAGAGATCAGCGGGGGGATTAAGGATCTGGCCAAGACTCTCAAGGTTCCCGTTCTGGTGCTGGCTCAACTCAACCGCGACCCCGACAAGCGCGGAGGACGCCCCAGTCTTTCAGACCTCAAGGGGTCTGGAGCCATAGAACAGGATAGCGACATTGTCATCATGCTTCATAGCGAAGATGCCCAAGACCATGAGCAGAATCCAACCATGGAGTTTATTGTCGGCAAGCATCGTGACGGCCCTACAGGCGTGGCCAACATGGTCTTTAACAAGGCGATTACCCGATTTGAGGTGGCATGACTTTAGAAGAAACAATTTTAAGGGAGGCCGTCCCTCAAGATTTTGAATACATAGATTCCCTTAGAAAAAAAGAAGGATCTGCTTTGGGATTTCTTCCAAAAGATGCATACATGAGCGTATTGCACAAAGCCAGAATAGCAAATCGCGATAGATGGAAGTATCAGAAAATATGGGTAACTGTTGATAATGGAGATCTTACGGGATTTTGCTATGCTTCGTTTGCAAACGATCCAGCGACAATTATCCAAATTGTTGTTCAGCAAGACGCAAGAAGATGGCATCGCGCAATGTTGATGGAAGCTGCCGTTAGCGAAGAAGCCCGAAACAGAACGCTAACCAGCATTAAGTGCCGTGTTGCGCTAGATCTTGAGTCCAATTTTTATTGGAAGGCTATTGGCTACCAGCCCGTAGAGACAGTTACCAGCACTTGGCTAAATCAAAAAGAAAGCAAATCAAAGCGACCAATCATTGTTTACCAAAAGGATATGGGGATGCCGCTTTGGTCTATTGCTTAGACTTCCAGCAGAAATCTGGGAACTCCAGATTCTCTCCGCCTTGTATTTCAACAGGGAGGTGGACGCTCACGGCATTATAACAGCCACAGATACCACAAGCCCTGAGTTGCTGATCATATGATGTGGTTTTGGCTCCTGCGATGGCTGGAAGCATTCCCGCAATCCCTTTACATCCCCAACATCCAGAGGTGTTGATCTGATGGGGACAAGCCGCACAGATCTTGGCGCGGCGTTCCGCCTCCTCTTGGGGGACAAGCTCAAACTTGCCATTGACGGCGAACTGATACATGGCCCGAACCCAGCGGACAATCTCCCCAAATCCAAGCTTCTGCTTCTCTTGGCTACACGGTACGCAGTTTTGGTTGCCCGCAAGCCTGTCACAAAGATTGTTCTCTATTTGTGACACAAAATCCAACGGAGGCATGATTCCTTTGGAGTGGAGAAGTTTTTCACAATTCTTCACCATGTCCCAAAAATCACCCCCATAGACTTCTTCATTGACGATGGGGCATTTGACAATCCAACCCTTCGGTGGGACATCGGTCTTGCGGGGGTAACAAAATTTAGGACTCTCACTCATTGAGGACTAGCTCCGCTTCGTAGGTTGAATCTTCGGGAATCTTCATGGATTCCAGCTTGGTGGCAATATTGATCTGAATCGCGTTTTGTTGG